TACCCGTGGTTTCATTTATATAGGACATGACAGCAGTTTTCTGTTCTACGTCTACCCAAGCAGAAATTGGTTCTTCACTAAACTCTTTGACCTTATCCACAACTTCTTTTACAGGACCGCATATCACAGGTTTCTGTGTTACAATCCAATTTGGAAATTCTTTTAAATCTTGTGGTTCTGGAATTGTTTCTTGCGCTAAGGTTTGGCTACCCATTAACAGAAACACTGCCAGTACTGCTACTAGATGTTTCATTCTGTTTGCTCCATTCTGCAACGGTTTTCACTAGAGCATCAAGGTATTCGTGTTTGTCTCTTACAAACTCTTGGACAGTTCCATCCTCTGTTACTACTAAAATCACTACCTGAGAGATTTCTATGCCAGTTCTTTCTCCGAACATCTCTGCATACGCAGAGCCTTGAATGTAATAACTTTCGTTCCATTCGTCTTTACGCTCTTTGGTTGATGTCTTAAAGTCGATAATCGACGGTACACCATTGTACTCTGCAATACAATCAACCCTTCCCGCTACCTTATATTTATCACTATATAGCCCTGCTTCTTGTGCATATATGTTATCAATATTGCATAATGCTTTTTCTTTCAACCGACTAAAAAGACAATGTGCTAAGAAATTCTTTCTCCTATGTTTTGACCACTCATCAGGATAATTGAATTCCATATTGTTAAGGTAATCCTCACACATGTGGTGAACCTTAGTGCCACGATTGGCAGCAGTTCGTGCGACATGGTTGGCAACTTCATTACCTACCCTCTTACGCCACTCCATCAGCCCCTTCTTGTTACGGACTGATAGGACCGTTGTGATTGATGGGTACTTGTTACCCTCTGGTGTTGCGTATAGACGCACACCGTCCTTATTTGTTGCCTTTATAGGTTGCAACTCCACCCCTACATGATTAAACATTGTTTTAGTTTCTATTCCTGATCTTCCCAAGTTTTATTCGAAGCATTAAAGACCCTAACTGTACCATCTTCTTCTGTAACTTTTCCAGTAATGTTGTTTAGTGCCATGTAAGTAAGATATTGATTCCGTGACGACACCAATGTAGAGTCGGGGCTATCTGCACTAGAAAGATTGTTTTCATAATCTGTTTTAGACGCCCAAACAAAAACAGTTGTTTGTACTAGATCATCGCTATCATAACTATAAGATGTAGTAACCTTTTCTGATGATATTAAGTTCGCATAACCATTCGTACCGAAGGTGGGCCCTGGCCAGGCAGTTGAAGTGTTAGGTCTTGTTGTAACTCTTGTGACTGTGTAAGTTGCCATATTTAATCTCCGTTTGTCATATATTTATAACTTATGATAACGCACGAATCCTCTCAACTAATCTATCTGCTCGATTGGTGACCTGACGATACCATGCAGAGTCAACCATCTCATCTGCAGCTGCATTCCAATTACGGGAATCCACACCACGTTTCATACCCTTGAATTTACTCAAACGAGGACGCCCCATATTGAACATCATGTTAGCAATCACTTGCTGAGCTTCTTCTGGCAGACTGTCAAAGTCTTCGTAAAGGATGTGGCAGTCTCGCAAGACGTTTTCGCAATCCTGTTCGAAGGCCTCAATGACTCTGGACTCACTGACGGGAGCGCCGATGGGATCACCGTATTCGGGGTCAGACTCAAGGACCAAATGGCCCACGCCAAAAGTAGCATAACCAAGATGATCGTTATATACCTCATATTTCACACCCTCGTCTATTTCTAGTTGTTCTCTTAATACTTGTAAGTCCATTATTCCATTCCTATCCCAAGCTTAATCTTATTAATGAGATAACTACGAACGAAGCCACTACGGACAATATCACCGATAGTAAACTCAGTACAGTTAAACTCTTCCATCTCCTCAAGAATTCTGAGGAAGTCATGTAATCCATTTTTTTCATTTGTCCTCTGTAAATCTGTTTGATCAAAGTCACCACAGAACATAATCTTTGAATCCTGACCGACACGGGTGACAATAGTATCCAGTTCGTGGAAATTCATATTCTGGCATTCATCTACTATAATGATTGCGTTATCAAATGTCAACCCTCTTAGGAAAGAAGTTGATAGGAAGTAGAGTGTACCCTGTCCCTTGAGACGATCATACAGATTGCTGAACGCCTGTTCATTTGGTTGTTCAAACATAAACTGTACCATGTTCTGATATGGCACCTGATACAGTGCAGCCTTATCTTCTTCATCACCCGGCAGGAAACCAATCTCCCTCGTAGGGATAAGTGATCGAACCAATATGACCTTCTCATATTTGGTCTTCAAGTCCATCACTGCTTGCAGTGCAAGGAACAACGCACTAAACGTCTTACCTGTACCCGCAGCACCAAATAGGAACTGGTTCTTACCCTTCTTGAAAGAATCAAATACCACCGTCTGATTATCAGTGATGGGTTTAACTGGTACTAGATTGTTGTGGTTTATTTCTTTGTTCTTCTTCTTAGTGCTTGCCATTATATATCCTTATTATGAAAGTAGTGAGAGGGGGGTGCCGGGGACGGACCCCCCTCTGATGCATGGGCGGATTGACTTCCCAGCTTGCGTAGACACTGTGCGTCCCTTGCTGAAGTTTGATATCTCGCCCGCATCAATTCTATTTATACTAAACAACACCATGTTTTTTCAATACTGCTCGAGTTTTCTGTTGTTTTGTGGGTTCACCACCATAACGATCTGCAAGGGGTGTGCCGGGATGTGCAGCTGCAATCCGTTGAAGGTTCTCTGTCATACCACCGTCCTGTTTCGGACCAACACCCATGATATGATCACCGACAAAAGCAAACCCGCCGGGGATTTGACTGATATGTGGATTATCCTTTAGATACTCTTCACGTTCAGAATTAGGCATCATATCATCCCACTGTTTTTTCGTCTTGCTATCATAAAATGTATATGTTGGCATTATACGTCCATCTCCAGTTGTTGAGGATGACTGCCAAGAGCTGCCACCTTACGTTCAAGTTCTTCTATTCGTTGGTACAAATTCCGTTCGATGCTCGTCAAACCGGGATGTGTGCCCGGCCTGGGAGTAATTATTTTACCCTCACGCATTCGCCGTCCCATGTAATCCCAATGACTCTCTCTCTGCATTAAACCACTCCGGTACGGTTCTGTTTTTCCACTTTGCAAAACCTGATTTCTCTACTATGTAGTACTTTTGATAAGCAAGCACTGTGTCCTCATCTTTGCACTCTTCAGGCATACATTGAGGTGGATCACTGAAATCACCGTTAGTAATATTCTTAGGGTGTTCCCAAAGATAGTGTGTCAGCCGTTCTGTCGCATGGTGTTTACCATAACGATAGGTATACTCTTTCATCATAGCATCCATGTGTTGCCATAACCAATCATAATTTGATGAATTAGTTCTCGCCCAAATAGTACTTGGATGGTTCTTATGAGCCATCTTGTACAAACCTTTGGAGTCTGCAATCTCATCCCCGTCAAGAACACGATGTGTAGTGGAGAGCATCTGTGCGCTCTCCAGTATCATCTTGACCACATGCTTGTCACACATCATCTGTGCTGCAACTACAGGGTCTTTGTCTAGGTAGAATATGTTCATTTCATTTCCTCAATCGTATCCATAACAGCGCTCATTCTTCTTTCCTTGTATCATCTAATAGTAGCATCTTACCCTTTTTCTCATCTAAAGTCAAGACCCTTTCGGACTCAATCATGTCAATAATTATTGAGGTGATACTAACTTCCGTATTCAACTCACCAATCTTCTGTGTCAACCGCTTTAATGTCTGTTGATAATATTCTATCTCTTGTTGCTTCTTGAGCCGAGATTCAATCAGGTCTGTTAGTGATATTACCTCTGCCACGATAACCTCTCTATCATTGCATTCTTAGCATTACATTGAAATACGACGATGGGCCTCAATTCCTGACAATACTTTGAAATTGGTTGTCCTTGGTGTATCTGGTCACAGCTGAAAATCATTAACCGATCACCAACATATGAAATCAGAGTGTCACCAACCAATGTCCCACCACCCCAATCAGATTGCCAATCCAGTTTTGGATAATATATCATGGTGAAGTCACAAGCATCATAATGAGATTGTTGTTCCAATCCATGAGTGTGACCAAGAATATAAGAGGAGTTAACAGAACCCAAACCCTCTAATTGGATTGATCCTACCAAATCTTTGAACAGGTCATCGATGAAAGGTTTTCCATCTGAATACCAGTGCTTATTGAGTAGTGGTGGAGTTATTGGTTGATACTCATATGACCATTTCATATGAGATATTTGGTGATGATAATTATCAGTGCCGAGAATATTATCAAAAACTTCAATCATGGATTTCTCCTACCCTTGGGAACGTCCCACACAAATGTCAGCCTATCAACATCACCATTGTTATATGACATATGTGGACGTTTGTTGTCAAACCAGAAAAATGTGCCGGGTTCGATCTGATGTGATTCGTCTTCAACCGTGTACAGATATGTTCCCTGCAACGATAGATGATACCTGTCCCGCGTCAGATAGTAGTCACCTTCATCAATATGTCGGCCCAATGTCTCCCCCGGCTTCAACCTAAAGAACGCAGCACGGGAATGTCGATGTAGTCGATAAGACTTCAACCATTTCCTGATGGCAGGATAACGGTAGTACATCGGAGTGTTCTGTTGCATCTCAGTTTTCTTCGGGTCATCATCAGCGTTCTTCACTGCTGCCATAGTGAGGGGCAGAAATCCATACGGTTTCGTATCTCCAGCAGCACCTTGTAGTGATCCTGCCACAGCCCAATCCTCACTCTTGATATCAGCAAGAATAGCACTTACGTCAATGTTCTTTTCAATAAACCTAAAGTGACTCATTTTTCCCAACGATAAAAAATATGATCCTGTATCTCTACAGTCTTCGTTTTAGTCTTTGCCCAAGCAGGCGATACATAGTCTGCATGGTAATGCGTTGCACCACCAGTAATATCTAGGAAGGAAATCTCATTACTCAGAATTGCTCCTGCAAGACCATACATCCTATTATATATCTTTTTATTACGGGGTGTGTCACTCTTACCGTCACAGAACCAACTGAACTGACACCTATTTTTTATAGGGTATCTCACTTGGGGGTTTTGCCATGATGCGCGTGTAGGGCCCTGTTCTACCACCTCACAGATGGTATTAGGGTATCTTTTATCATTAACACGGTTCAATACGACAGCGGTAACTGCAAGCTCTCCTGCGATACCCTGACCCCTTGCCTCATGATACATGTTGAGTGCAAGACACTCAACAGACCTATCAGGTTCAATTATTGGTGCGCTTGGTTGGGGGACTGCAATCATCAATCCAATGATTGCTGCTTCAAGGCCGTTCACATTTCACCCATTTGTTTTTTCATATATCGCCGGGCATACTTGACTGCTTCACCAGATTTGAAGTACATTCCAACATCCTCAACAATCTCATCAACAGTGAAGTCATTCGGAACAGGTGCATCGAAGAAATATCCATTACAGAAATCTTCGATGTCCATCATCCAGTTATTCATCTTACTCATATCACATATTCCTCTTTAAATTTTTCCAATAGTCCACCCTGCATTGCATATGCCTCAATCTCCCAAGGTTCATCACTGTATGCAGTAGTATCATCATAGACCTTACCCATGTACATCTTACGAAATCCATCAAGGTCTTTCATCTTGCGAGTGGCACCCTGCCAGACATGTACCATCTCATGGCATACAGTCTCAACCAGTTCTTCATCATCAAGAGTCTTCTCAACATCGATATAGAAATCGCGATTACCATCACCTTCGTAACACCAACCACAAACTCCCTCAGTCTTGAGATTTTTCAAGTTCAACTCAACCTCAAGGGTTCGCATACGAGGCATCAATTCACTGATGCAGAAAGTAACTGCGCTCTCAACAAGAGCCCGTTTCTTCTTCGTGGAACCTATGACATTGACGTAGTTCATATCTCAACCCCTAAAATGCGACGAGGGCAAACCATCCTGCCGCAAATAGGGTTAACATGAACATGGTTTCAATAGCGATTGTTGCAATCTTCTTCATAATCAATCTCCTATATTAAGTAAAGGGGTCCGGTCCAGTTGATGGTGTAACCACCGTCAACGATGTTTCCCCGTGCAGCGTTCCGAGTAGGAGCAGCATAACCAGCGGCTTTCAGAATGTCACCCTTCCGAAACTTCTTGTCGTTGTCGGTATTGACAACAAAACCCCAAACGCTACCACCTTCACTGAATACCTTGATGTACTTAGTTCCCACCTTGTAGGTGATTTTCTCGTTGAACCTAGCAACCATCTCCTTATTGATGTCGGTCAATTCACCAGTGCCGCCAACTTTGGCATAGGCGCAACCAGTGGTCCAAGTAAGGTAATCTTCTTTGATGTTCTCAATCAGGGCGGTCATTTCGTTGTTCATCGTGTCTCTTCCTTTGTTTTCTCAGTTTATACCTAAGTATAGACCAAAAATCAGGCTTTGTCAAGAAAAATCGTAGCCGCTAAGCCATTGATTCTAAACGATTCTCAAAAAAAGTTACCCATTGGCTAGTCCTTTTGCCTGTGGATACTGGGCATGTTCGATTCGTTTGTATTCATCGTCCCAATCAAACGCTTCCTTAACCACATTATCAGATAGACCCTTGTATTTACGGTGCAGTTCCTTCTTCTTCGCGGCAACCAACAGTTCTGCTTCATCAGACTGAAGTGCTTCAAGCATCTGAACGAACATTAATTCACGTTTGTTCTGATGCAAACTAGGATTGCCACCCTTGATGAAGTGATACAATTTCCTGACCTCTTGCTGCAATGAGGTATGCTCTGTACCCTCTGGTGCATCATTCGGTGCGTATGGTACATCACCTTCGGGTAGTTCCCATACGATTTTTGGGTCAAAGGACGACTTGCAGATCATGCGAAGTGCATCAGTCTGGTACTGCCTCAAAAAGCTTACCTTTTCCTTCTTTGTTTTCATTTTAGAAACCTGTGTCAAGATTTCAGCAAAACTGCGTGTATATGTGTCGATTGCCATTAGAATTCTCCTATCGATTCAACGAGGTTACGCAACCTCTTCTGTGTAAAATAATTTAGTAGTTTGCTACGGTCACCATCTGGTGCATCTTTGTACTCTTTCAATATATCAAAAAATAACTCAGGTGGTGATTCTTTGAGGTCAATTAGTCTTTTGTTTCTCTGAAAGTTTCGTTTGACCTCATCGTTAGGAAA